GCAACTTGCATAAATAATTTATTTATTAAAGAAACCTCTTCTCTATTTTTATTTACAACTACATCATCATCTAATATAATTTCCCAAAGCATTTGAATGTTTTGCTCATTTAAAAAATAAGAAGGATTTTCATATGACATTTTATGTATATATGTATATATAAATAATCCATTTTTTTATTTATATACTTTTTTTAACATTTACAATAACATTGTAAAAAAATATAGCTTCATCCACCGGGAGCCTGGAACAAAAATGTTGATTTTCAATAAATAAAGGTTCTTATTAAAAATGGTAAGGATTTTTCTTCCCGAAGGGCTGGAGGGGGTCACACGAAGGGTAGAGTGGGTGGCAACGTAGTTAAACCTGGGTTCCCCGCTAAAAAAATAATTTTACTTTTTTAACAAGTACTTAATAAAATCTTACGCATCATCATTAAAATAAACCTTTCTGAACTTTGTCATATATTCATCTTTTAAAATATGAGTTTTAAGATAGTGCTCATTTATTTTATCCTCTAACATGTGTACAATAAAGTAAATACCATAAATTCCGCACTCAGTGTTACCATACTGATGTTCTACCGGATAATTTTGGTCAAATTCAAAATCTATTCGATTTTTAAGAGACTTTCCTTGTTCAATTACGTTATCAACAAATTTTTTTATTCTTTTTGGAATTTCATCTCCTGCACTATCAAAGTAAAAAATCTTTTTGCGCTTTATATTAATAAATAAACTTACCCAATGACTTCCTCCTAAATAGTGTGGATCTGTATTAAAAACAACTCCTATTTTCGTTTTGCCATTTTTTATTTGTTCTTTTAAATTAAAATTACAAAGCTCATTCCAAACGCATTCGCCATATTGTTTTTTAACATCATAATCGATCGGTGATGGACCAATAAATTCAAAACACTTATATGCTTTTTCATATTGTTTCATAACGTTCAAAATATCAACGCTAGACAACCATTCATTTGGATTTTTTTTCCATTCACTTGGCGAACTTGGCGCAAATGCATCTTCTAATTCTTTTTTAACTTTTGAATTATTGATAAAATTTTGTTTTAACCAGCAAGATTCTTTATTGCAAACGCTGCTCATATTTTTTTTTAGGATATCCCATACATCTTTGGGTTCATTTGAAGTTATTACTGCATCAGGATGTCTCAAATTCCACAAGTCGCGCAATTTATACAAATCATCGCTCGAAAAACAACTAAACCCATTTTTATTTTTATGCGAAGGACTGCATCTCAATTGTTTCATTTGTTTTGCATTTGCATTTGTATTTGCATTTGCATTTGCATTTGCATTTTTTTTGTACGTTATGTTTTTATTTTTCCCACCTCGATATTTTTTTGTTAAATGTGTTTCTTTTTTTTTTCTGGTACGTCTCATCCTAATATTTCGCTATATTTTCTTTTTTTTTCCGCTTAACTATGCCTTTATTTTTTAACTCTGGATCTGCTAAATCAATATCTTTTTGTTTTGGAATAATTGGCGGGTCTTGTTGTTTTGTCATCTTTTTTTTTATAAATTTGTCTAATGGATTTCCTACGCTAATCTTGCGCATTAATAGTTTATCTGCTTCAGTCTTCTCTTTTTGTAAAATTTCATTGTTTATTGGGTCATTGATTTCCTCTTCAAAGTCTTTATACTCTTCTTGTAAAATATCATTACTATCCACAGATTTGAAGTAATGAATGCATGTTTTAATATAGTTATTAAAACTATATTTTACATCTTGAAATACGCTTTCTTCGTGAAAACTAGGCTTAGATAGTAAATCTTTTGTTAAATCTATAATTCTTTTTTTATAAAACTTTTTATCTTGCCTGTTTACACTATTTATCGTCTTATTTTGCAATGCTCGACTATATTGCTCTTTATTCATTAAAAAATCTAATGTTATTTGATTAATCAAGTTATCACTCATGTATTATATATATTTACATTTATATAATACCATTTTAACATAATAAAATTTTAACATGACTTACTTAGTTGGAAAGGATTAGTTACCATTACCATTACCATTACCATTACCATCGCCATCACCATTGTTTTTGCACGAATTTGTTTGGATATCTTTTACTTGCGTTCTAGTTGAATTTAAAAATAGTCCATGCGCCAAATTTTCTGGGTTAGGATTAAATGCGTCAAATTTTTCTTCTCTGAATAACTCTGAAAATGGATTATTAATCATATCGCGAGGAATTATATCGTACTCGTATAAGTCACTTCCACTGCTTGGAACATAAACTGCTTGGCTACATTTTTGTAAAGCATAAATCTGATTCCTTAATTCAGATTCCGTGTTTACATTGGACGAATATCCAGACCAAGGAGATTGCGAATTTCCTGGATTAAAAACTCTATTTGTATTATAAGTTGGATAATTAAACGTTTTAACAGAAACTTCCTTTCTAGGATCAACTATTGGCATTATTGAATACTTTGTCGAAACAGATCTTGGTGTAAAATAGGGTTGCAAAACTTGGGAAGGAATGTTTCTATCATAAATTCTTGAATTAGTTTCACTATGTATTTTTGCTGAAAGATAATTATCGCAATCTTGATTACTCATTAATATAGCATAATAATAAAAAAATAAAAATAAATTTTTTGTATTAAAATATGTTTAAATTTTTTTGCTAGTCGCTTAAATTTAAAAATTGATATAAAGAATTGGTTAATAATTAAGTTAACAAATTAGTATGTGCGGAATTTTTGCAATTTTAAATGAAAATAGCCTGTTTACTAATTCTTTTATTAAAGAACAATTTGATAAGGGGAAAACCAGGGGGCCCGAGTATTCTAAACTAATAAATGTTGGAATTAATTTAACATTCGGTTTTCATCGCCTTGCCATAAATGGTCTTAATGATAAATCAAACCAACCAATTACAATTGATTATGTTACACTAATTTGCAATGGCGAAATTTATAATTACAAAGAATTATATGCTTTGATGAAAATTGTTCCCGTGACAGATTCAGATTGTGAGGTTATAATCCATTTATATAAACGTTACGGAATTGAACAAACACTCCAAATGTTAGATGGTGTATTTTCATTTATACTTTGCGATAATACTAATGTTGATTTAGAATCGGGAATAAATACAAAATCTAACAAGGTTTATGTGGCAAGAGATCCTTATGGTGTAAGACCTTTATATGTATTAAAAAATTCAAACAATAAAAACAATTTTGTGGGCTTTGCATCTGAGCTAAAGTGTTTATCAAGTTTTCAAAATGCGACAAATAATTTTGTAGTAGAGCATTTCGAACCTGGTACATTTTCAGAATATGATCTTCCATGTACCGCTTTAGCAGAATGGCAACCAATTAAAGAAAATAACTCATATCATTCAACTGGATTTAACTCAAATACTCAATATAGTAGTAGCCATTTTGAAATTTGTTACGGGATACAAAGCTATTTAATAAAAGCAATAGAAAAAAGATGCACCACTACAGAACGACCAATCGCGTGTTTATTATCCGGCGGCCTTGATAGTAGTCTAGTTACAGCACTAGTAAATGACTTTAGAAATAAACATTTGCCTGATTGTGAACCACTAGAAACTTATAGCATTGGTTTAAAAGGTTCGGAGGACTTAAAATATGCAAAAATCGTTGCGGATCACTTAGGAACGAAACACACAGAAATTGTTTTATCGGAAAAGGAATTTATTGATTCAATTCCAGAAGTTGTCAGAACTATTGAGAGTTATGACACTACTTCCGTTAGAGCGAGCATTGGCAACTACTTGCTTGGCAAATATATTTCACAAAATAGTAGCGCAAAGGTTATTTTCAATGGTGATGGCTCTGACGAATTATGTGGCGGATACCTGTATATGCATAAATGCCCAGACGCAATTGAATTTGATCGCGAGTCAAGAAGACTTTTAAAAGACATTCATAAATTTGATGTGTTAAGATCGGATAAATGTATTTCTTCGCATGGTCTTGAACCCAGAACACCCTTCTTAGATCGATCTTGGGTTCAGTATTATTTATCTATTGACCCAGAAATAAGACATCACGCTGAAAATGGCTTATCAGAAAAATATCTACTACGCGAGGCGTTTTCTAAAGAAAATTATCTTGGGCACAATCAGAAACCTCTTTTACCCGAAAGCGTTTTGTGGAGAAGAAAAGAAGCTTTTAGCGATGGTGTAAGTAAAACCACTAGGTCACTTTATAAAATTATAGAGGAGTACGTGGATTCCCTCCCCGAATTTGATGTTAGTTCAAATGGTTTGAAAGCGTCAACAAAAGAACAAAAGTTCTATAAATATATTTTTGAAAAACATTATCCGCATGCAACAAATATTGTCCCTTATTATTGGATGCCAAAATACGTAAATGCGACGGATGCCAGTGCGCGAACACTTGAACTATACAACGAAACATGATAAGCTGAAAAAAAGGCACTACGAGACAAGAAAAGATAAATTATTTGTTTAATATATGGGAAACAGAATAGCATTTTATAATTTGCAACACGGCGCGTTTACAATATTTATTATTATTATCTATGTTTTGTACGCAGTTTCTATTATAGGATTGTCAACAACAGCACCAAAATACATTGAAACATTTGATGGTTATATTAAAATATACATTTGTTTATTTTTAATTTATAGATTTAATCCTTTTAGATCAAGTATCGAATTTACTGAATTAGATAGAAAAATTGTTTTTAGTGCAGGACTATTTATATTAACAACAACAACAATTAATAAAATTGTACTAACGTATTTAGATAATATTAGACATACTATTAAAGAAAAAGGAGATAAAATATTTAAGAACTGAAATATTTAACTAAATCGTTTCGTCTTTTTAGATGTTTTATTTCGAATAGATTGTTTTTTTTTGTTTGTTAAAGATTTACTATGTTGCTGGTCATTCCAGTTTTTATTGAAAAATGTTTGTAAATGAAACATGGTTTTTTTTGTTATAATTTCGTCAATTTCATATTCTTCTTTTGGTTTTTCAATATATTTATAATCGTATTGTTCCATATAATTTATCATAAAGTTTTCAAAGTCACCATCACTATCTAGTTTTTCTAATATATTGGAGTTTGAAAAACGTTGTATCATTTGATCAAAAGCAATATCATGTATGTAGGGGTTAACTTTTATATAATATATATTTTTGCCGCTCATTTCTGGATACAAAACGTCATCCAAAAAACAAATTTCAGTATTTGCAGGGAGTTTAGAACATTTTAATAAATCATTTATCGTTTTTTCGTGACTAGTTCTACAAAGTTCGTATTTTTTTCCATTTACCTTAAATGCTCCAATAATTTTATCAAATAATGGAAATTTTATTTTTGTTTCAAAGTAATGTTTGATATAAGACGCCCATTCTTTTGGACCTTGATTGTTTGTGTAAATTAGAACAGAATGACAAGCTCTTGTTTGTTTTTTATATTTTAAGTAACTTAAAATAGATAATATGTTTGGTCTAATAAACTCTTTAAACAAATCTAATACTTTATTAAATATGGATTGGTCTAATTCATAGTTTATATTTTTTGTTTTAATATAGGCA